TTCTCACCAAACATCAAATAGTAGCTGCGCATAATAATTTGAAGATCATCGTCACTCTGGCGATCAATACGATACTGCTTATTGCTCATTAGCCACACATGTTCTGCAATCTTATCCTGTAGCAAATCGATGTTACCCTTGCTAAAAAATACAGTGTTTAGGGGCGTAGCTTTGTGTTGACGACCAACGAGATCCGTGCGAGGATCGTGACCTTCAATCGCAGGACCTTCTTTCCACGGCTTTGACGTTATTCCGTAAGATGGCTGACCATCGTTGAAATTGGGAATACGACCACCGTGAGCAGGAGCAGGATACTGTTTTGATGTAGATGTCATATTGTAGCGATTCTCCACGCGAGGATCCTGGATCTTCTCTAGAACACTTTGTTCCATTTATCAATACAAATGAATAAAAACGGATGAATCAACTCATACTTAGGTCTATTATAAAAAATGCCTTCCGCTACGGTTGTTCTCCTTGTTGGGGGGCCGAATGCAGCGTCAAAGTCAGCTTTCTATAACAAGTTTACCGGTGGAAATTCATTGGATGACAAGATCAACGTTCGAACGACAGTAAGTACTGTTCCAACGATTGTTCTCGTTGATACGCCAAGCGCTCACCGTAATAAGTATGAGTACTGTTGGGAAGGTGTATTTCACATGGCACATATTGTTGTGAACTTTGGAGACTGGACACCCAATGAGGTTTATGGCATTCGACCACCCGCTGGGCGGACACCGATCTTTCTTACATGGTCGGGCGATGACAATGAAACAATGAATCGAATTATGGATAAAGTACTAGAGATTGTATAAAGAGATGATCTCTATTTTATGGCTGTTTGCTGGAGTACTTGTAGGATTTTTAATTGTGTCTGTTTTTCACCCACCTGTGCACAATGATAAAAGTGTACCCACACCTGGTGATAAATCGAAGTTTTATACCGGAACCGGTTGCGTGAAGTTTGTGTCGAGAGAAGTTCCGTGTACAAAAGATACAACGTCTCTTAATTTCATCGCGTCTCAAAACAAATGATTCAGATAGTCAAAATTCTTCACAATGAACGAAGCATGACGTTCCTTTCATTTTTAATTGGGATGGGTCTGGTGATCATGTTATTTCACAAGCCTTTTCTACAGCGAAAGACCTTAGCGTTACCTGTAGATGAAGTAACCAAAAAAATTGTGTCTATTGATGGAAAATGTTATCAATATAGTGCGCAAGATGCGACGTGCGAAATACCCTCTTCTAAATAAATGCAAGACAGTGGAGCTACCGATTTAAGCGCCCTTCTAGGAAGCGGTCCTGTTCAGAACCCGACTCTTCCGCAGTCAACTACATTTGCTCCTATGGTAACGGGTGGCGTTGATCCTTTTATTGCTCCTGTAAATACGAGCAATCAGCAGAAGCCTGCAGTAACAAATTACAATCACGATGCCACATTTAGCTCAATTCGTTATGCTATTCGTGGACTAATGATGTACTTTGGATTCTTCCTAGCTGCTGCCATCATCTCGCTATCAACCCCTCGTAGTCTTCTACTCCAGTACATTCCTCACACGTACACGACAGGCGGTACGGTTTCGTACACCGGCGCTGCTGTTTTAGGCTTAGCTGCTGTAGCAATTGCGTATGTAGTTGGTACTCTTGGAAGTAGTCTCATTTAAAAAATGTTACTTTAGACTTGAGTATCAACTACCCAGTCGTTTCCTGTATACGACAGCGGGTTAATTTCGCATCGATACACAAATTCTCCCGTCATTCTATCTTCAAAATCAATCATTGCCATTTTATAGGAATTGTGTTTTATTGTTATCATATTATCGCCACTGTACACAAGTGCATTGAGATCTATATCGACCGGCCATTTGTATAAATTTTTGCCATTTTTGATAATAATAAAATTCTTCTTGAACCAATACTTTGTCTTGGTAAATTCGATCATTTTGTTTGAGTCTAATTCAAAAAAGTAGTTTTATTCCGTTTTTAAGAGTATTCTACGCGCCTAAGACCATACTTAACGATGCACTTTGTGAGAAAGATCTCACAATCGTGACAAGGCTTAGATTGCATGATCTGATCGTGCTTATTTAACCGGAATACAGTCAACACGCAACCACGAAGTTGTGAGATATCACCAAGATTCTTCACAACTGCGCATTCTGCGTGGATCGTTTGATCATTGCAACCACAGCCACTCGATCTGCTCGCGGCCTTATTTCTACCAATAGCAATTACTCGTCCTCGCTTTGTTAGTACTGCGAAATGTTCGCTTGTATTTAAGAGCTGTCGATTGCGGCAGCCATGCCTATCAATCTTGTAGAGATTTGCAATTGTGGTTGCCATTTTATATTTGCTTTCTCTCTCATCTAGTAGAATGAAGTCCGTTTTTAGACAATCGGGGTTATTTAAAATAGCAAGTATGAATGATCCTTGGAAAGCACTACGACGTCATTCTAAAGGTTGGATGGAAGATCCTGCTGCTAAAGTTCATGTTTCGATAATGTTTGGTGCTGGATTTATGGTGACACCTGCATTTGTAGCAAAACATAATATCACACATGTAATCAATTGTGCACAAGACTCCGATAGTCCACAGTGGTTTCGTGATCATAATCCTAGTAAATACAAATGCATAAATGCCATTGATAGTAAAGACGTTAATATAACAGAATGGTATTCGTTATTTGCTAATACGATGAATAGGTTTCTAGCAGATCCCGAATCAATCGTTGTATTCGTACATTGCCAATGTGGAATCAATAGAAGTGGATTTCTGACACTACTTTACTGTATTCAGAAATTTGGATACGACTTTGAATCTACAGTTAAGATGATTCTAGCACAGCGTCCGTGTGCGCTAACCAATCCTGTTTTTCGGCAACAACTTATAAACTTTATTAAAAGTAATGGGAGATCTGGGTAACAATCCCATATGGTCTAATTTGGAAAATTCGACTACTGATATGATGGGGCCATCCTATAGCTATTCGGATAACATTCCGGGTCCTAGTTCGTTGGGAGTTGGTTCGAATGGAACATTTGGTCAAGTAAGTACCAATTTGGGAGCGGTTGAGACATATGTGAAGGGCATGGTTACAGGTGATCCGCCACTTGGAAATCGTTTCTTTGTGAATACAGGCGGCACATGTACGGCAACAGATGGGTCTATACAGTCACGATACAACTATATTAATAACATTCCCGGAGGTGGCAGCTCTCCTGCAGGATTACAAGATTTATCATTTCTGTCCAATGACCTACGTGGGTTAATTCCTGGTATAATGGAAGATGCCGACAGTCTAGATCCGTATTATTTATTCACGGCAATGACGGCCGATGGAACACCGCCTTGTGATTGTTACACATGCCAGGTAACGAGTGGATCTGATTCTTATTTTTTAACTACTTCGTTATCCCCTGATTTTGATCCTGCGTTTTGTACGAAGGCCGATATTTCTAAGTGTAAGCCTGCAACTAAAGAGTTATTTTCTATGCCTGAGGTTGACACAACTATGATTCCAACATTAATTGCAGCCGGACTTCTTCTATTTTTCGCAATGAAGTAGTATTTTAAGAGTGAAACTTTAGTGAAACAATAATATGGAAAATATCTTTCGTATAAAAAAGATATCCGATTCATCGTCTCCAGCAAAAACACAAGGTACACTTGATCATATTCATTCTGCAATCATATCTTCAATCAAAGACACGAAGCTAAACACGAATGAAATTGAAGAACAATGTACAAAGTTAGAAGAACACGTTGAAGATATGACTGTAACTAGTTCAATTGAAGAAATTGTAAAAGCATCCAAAGCAGAATCGGAACTGAAAGAGTTACGATTTAAACTTGATTCTAAAAATCCAGTTGAAGAATATTATGTGAAAAATGCAGACATCATGTTACAATATTATGGTAATACAGAAAAACCCAAACAAGCAGCTGCGTCTTGCATGGATGAGAACACATTTGTTAAGTATCTAGTCACCAATACTGCTGGAGATAATGGAAGTCAAAGCAAGAAGCAACTTTTTGAAGAATTCGCTACTCGTATGAAACTGAAAGGAATGGAAGTTGCAGAGATGAAACAGGTTGTAACTGAACACTGTGAGTTATGTAACATAGCTCGTGAAGAATTGACATCCGAAGGAGTTCTTGTATGTCCTAAATGTGGATCGGAAGAATATATCATGGTTGTATCTGATTTTCCATCGTTTCGCGATCCTCCTAAGGAGCGTAATAATTACGCATATAAGAAGATTAACCATCTGAATGAAATCTTGAACCAGTTTCAAGCAAAAGAGTCAACTATTATTCCGGATGAGGTTATGCATGAAGTAATTAGTGAAATTAAGAAGCGTCGTATTCAAAACATTGCTCAAATGACTGAAAAGGAAATTCGTGACATTTTAAAGAAGCTTAATAAGTCAAAGTATTACGAGCATGCCGCTCATATTCTTTCGAGACTTAATGGAAACCCTCCACCAACGATTACGCCAGAAATTGAAGAAAAGATCCGTACGATGTTTCAAGAAATCCAGGCGCCTTTTTTGCTGTACTGTCCGGATGACCGCACTAACTTTCTTTCTTACTCGTATATTTTGTTCAAGTTCTTCGAGCTGCTGGAACTGGATGAGTACAAAGCGTATTTCCCTTTACTAAAATCACGCGATCGTCTGATTGCTCACGATTTCATATGGAAAAAGATTTGCGAGTATTTGCGATGGGAGTTTATAAGTTCTGTTTAAACATACAGTAAATTAAATTAATAACACAATGCGTTTTGTACTTATCAGTACACACATTGATCAGATGACCGGATATGCAAAAGTTGTTACAAATTTACTTCAACAACTTTCTACTGTTCCTGAAGTAAAAGTTTTTCATTTTGGATTTCAGCGTCATCCGTCTCGCCCAGGAATTCGTACAGCTCCCAAAGGTATCATTCAATACGATGCTGCAGCAAATGAAGAGCCTCGTGAAGAAGGATTTGGATTTAATAAAATTACTGAATACCTCGAAACTGTAAATCCAGATGTGGTTATGATCTATAACGATCCCATGATCATTTATAAGTTTATTGAGACCATGAAGTATGAGAAAGGCAAGTCTCCTTTCAAGCTTTGGATCTATCTAGATCTTGTGTACAGAGGAACCGTGCAGCCGCTAATTGATAAAATCAATGAATGTGCTGATCGTGTATACATGTTTTCCGATACATGGGTTCGCGAGTATTCAACTTATGGTCCTACACCCACAATGTCTGTAATGGAACATGCAGTTGATTCAACGGTATTTTCGAAACTAGATCATCATACTCGGGCATCTATTCGTATGATGATGAATATACCTACGAATGCAATTGTATTTCTAAACGCAAATCGCAATTCTCAGCGAAAGCGTATTGATCTTTCAATTATGGCATTTGCAGAACTCATTTCTCGTGACACTCAAAAGCCATACTTTATGATGATTGTTACAGCTGCAACTCCGCAGGGTGGCGGATATTACGATTTGATGCGTATCTATACGACTGAACTTGCTGCTCACAATTTGACGATTGAAAAGCTCGGCAATCGTCTTATTATTATTGATTCGGCAGCAACTCCTCTACCAGATGCTAAGATCAATGAGATATACAACATTACTGATATTGGTATTAATACCAGCGATGGTGAAGGGTTTGGTCTCTGTCAGCTAGAGCATTTGTATACTGGTGCTCCTCAAGTTGTTACCGATGTTGGTGCATATTCTACATTTTTGACTCGCGATGTTGCTGAGTTTGTTCCTGCTATTGGACACTCATATTTCCCCGGATCAATGCCGATTGGCCTTCAGTGCCCATTCTTTAGCTATAAAATGGTCGCAGATGCCATGCAGAATACGATCGATACACTCGATGACCGTCGTAAAGCTGCTCGTACATATTCGTTCAAAACTTGGAAAGAAGTATGTAGCAACTGGCTTACGGATATTCGTAACGAATGTAAATAAATGGAGAACTTTTACAAGCGAATTACTGAGATGGAATTTGAACAACGCAGAATTGTTCTGGGAAACATCATTATTCAAACACGAAATCAGCAGCAGCACCATGTAGCAGATGTATTTTATGATCTTATGTCTTGCTATCCGATCATTCCCTTTCCTAAAAATGAAAGAAAGTTTAGATTGTATCTGCTATGGCCAAAAATTTTTGAACTACAAGCCAATCCACTTGTAAACCAAATCGTAAATCAACCTATTTAAACCCAAAAAAATAAATAATTCAAATGTCGGCGTGCTCTGTCTGTTTTAATGACATGGATATGGAAGAATACGATGATCCAAATGAATCAACACCTACATGTGTTCGTTTGGATTGTAAACACGCATATCATACCAAGTGTGTTCTGAAGTACATGAAAGAAACCAACTTTGAATGTATTCTTTGCAATAAGCATCGTAGTCCAATCGAAGAAGCCGGTCTTATTCAACAAGCGTATGCTGAAGTAAAAAAGGACAAAGGATTTCGACAGCTCAAGAAAGAACTTACTGCTGCAGCTTCTGAACTTACTCAGGGTAGAAAGGCTATGAAACAAGCAGTTCGCGAGTTTATCGATTTACATGCACATGAATGGCAACTGAATGCAAAAAGAAAAAATGTCTTATTACTCGATGCTAAACTTAATCGATACGTCCGGAAATTTGTTCTTACCAAACCTATGCTAGCCGGAGCAATTATTCCAAAGTTGAATATGTACAGTAAAAATTCATTAACCGGTCTAAAAATGTGGCACTATCGAACTAGATACATGTATTTCAGATATTAGTCTAGATCACTAGAAATAAATTAATCATCTTCTTCTTCACTTTCGGTATCATCGTACACGTTGTCTTCACAGTTATATTCTTCATCAGATTCATCTTCTTCTTCACTTTCGGTATCATCGTACACGTTGTCTTCACAGTTATATTCTTCATCAGATTCGTCTTCGTCTTTATTTTCGTCAGACTCATCATCTTCAGATTCGTCTGACGTTTCATGTCAGAGTTCATAGCCTTTTGTATGAGTCGAAGCATAGCAATCATTTGCATAGTGACTTGCTCTTCCACAACGGTAACATGTATTGGGCTTTGAAGTACAACGACGTTCGTGTGAAATTGCAAGAATCATTCTTTTAAATTCTTTATTGCAGTGACTACATGACCAGATTTCTTCCTCTTCTTCAGATTCTTCTTCCTCTTCACCCGGACATTCACGAATAAAATGTCCTACTTTTCCACACTTATAACATGCATCCGAGTTTCCTCGAATTTCTCTCTGTAGAAAATCACGTGTTGTTTCAGTCAAGTTGACTTGACAGTATGGTCCTCCACGGACATTATCAACGCCATGTTTTTTCATAAACTCTTTTGTTAAATTTGCTTCGTCGTGTTCCGATACAACATCGCGTGTTTCAAGTATTTTGACTACACGATGCTGTTTTGTCCAAGCAGCTCCATTACCCTTCTTATGCGCAGTAATTCGTGATTCGAGATCACATGTCTTACCCACATAATACTTATCATTCTCAAGTTTTAGTACATAAAGCTTCTCCATCTTTTAGTTAAAAAAGATTACAGTCTTTAAGTTTCCGTTTTTAAAGATTATAACCATTAATATGCGTACGAGCATAACAGTTTGCTATCCAATGACCCATCCGCCCACATCGATAACACGCCCCTGATCTCTGACGTGATATATCTTTGACAACTGTAGCAATAACAAATGCAAAGAAATCTGTAATAGCGGTTATAGTGGGATTATTTGAATGCATCTTTTAGTTAAAAAAGATTACAGTCTTTAAGTTTCCGTTTTATATTATTTTATAACCCAATAACATGTTCTTTTATTACATTAATAAATCCTTGTCCATATGTTATTGCTTTAAAATCACCAATTCCATTAATCTTTTTCATCTCTTCAATTGTTAGTGGTTTAAACTTACACATATCTTCGAGACATTTATTTGTACAGATAGCATATAAAGGTATCTGTGGATTTCCGTTTGTAAAGTCGGCACGTTTAGATCGTAGCTTTTCATAAAGATCACTGTCAATTGATTCGACGTCTTGAACGGACTGCTTGTTAATAAAATCTTCTAACGCAGAAAGCCTAGATTTAAGCTCCGCAAATTGTTTTTGCAGAAACTCGCGTTCTGATTTGTTCAGTGGCATTCTTTAAACAAAAATAGTTTATTCTGTTAAAGTTTCCGTTTTTACATTTTAAACTCCATTTTTCAAGTTTTGATAGTGGGACAATGTATCAATTTTTTGGCTCAACTCTAGAAGCACTTCGCTAATTGCAACGATTGTTCTCTTAACGTGTAGGTCATACATGTTCTGGTGCCCCTCGTTCATTGGCTTAAGTCGTGAGATCATAACCATAAGTTCGGATACTTTATTCACACTAAGCTTATACGTTTCAAGCTGTTTGATCTGAGCCAGAATTGGTCCCATTTCATCATACTTTCGATGATTCGCAAGTTCGGCATTCTTTGCATGAAGAATATCCAGTTGCTCATTGATCGTCTCGGTTTCAGTGCGAAGGGAGGCCATCTTATTTGCTCATTAAAAAACAGAACAAATCTCTTTCCGTTTTTACTTCTTATAACAGTTCTTATAAGGTCTGCAGCTTGCTTTTTGGGTAAATCCCATCTTTTTACACGGTGTCTTTTTGCAATATGCTTTGGACATCAAACGCGGCTTTTTGAACTTTCTCTGAGTTTTCTTATTCATTTTTATATTCTTTAAGATAATGTTGTGGCCTCCGAAATACTACAAAGGGCTTTCTAACAAGAATAAAACATTACGTCATTCCGAGATAACAAAGAGATCAAAGCTATCTTGGAAAACTGCAAAAGCATATCGTCCGTTTAAAACCGACAGAGGAGTAAAAACACGTAAGTCATCGTATACTCAAAAATGGCATAAAATGCACCCTGAAGCAAAAAGCTTGCCTGAAATTGCTAAGGCGAGTGGTGTTCCTCTTTCTACACTAAAAACTGTTTATAACCGTGGAATGGCGGCTTGGAGAACTGGTCATCGTCCAGGTGCGTCAGAACAAGCATGGGCGTTTGCCCGTGTTCATTCATATGTAACGCATGGCAAAACGTGGCATACAACCGATTCCGATTTGCATTAAAAAAGTTTTACCTTATTTACATCGCGTCTGCCTGTGGAACACCAATCTCCCAATCCATCGGATTAGGCTGAATTGACTGAACAACAACCTGTGCAGGCTTGATGATCTTCAGCTTCTTCTTAAAGAAGCCCAGTAGCTTTCGGTGCTTACGGCATGCATCTCGAAGCTTATCTTCGAGCTTGATTTTCAGCTTTCGAGTACGTTCTGCGTATCTCTCGGCGTTGATATCAACCTTCTCCATTTGAACCAGAATATTCTCACGCTCTAGAGCTGCATCTCCAATTGCAGGATACAGTAGATATCCCTCAACTGCATTCTCGGAATACACGTTAGTTGTTGCGAAGCTTGCCATTTTGTTTTTCTACGTAATGAAAGTTAAAAACAATTGATCCGTTTTCACGGAAAATTAAGTGTGTATTTGGTGGTACCATGTCCAGTATAAATTTGGCGAATTACAAATCCCAAACTCTTCAAATACAACATTTGTCTAGAAGATAGTTCGTCGATTAGAAATCCCCGTTGCTCATCAATTAGCTTTGTATACTCATTTCCGGAATCACGGCTTTCGATGTACAGTGACTTAAACTCCCTAAGAATATTGTCAACAATTTGGACATCGCGATCCGTGATGTTTTCCAGAATGTCTGCCATCATCTTACGTGCTGTGTCGCTAGTGGGAGTCATTTTTAACATGAAAAAACAAACTAGTATTCAATCCGTTTTACGAGAATTATTAAGTTCATTCAGAAAGTACTCAGCATCATCAAGAACATCGAACAGACTATCCAATTCATCTTTTAGAGCTTTACTATAACCGCCTTTGATTTGACTTACTGCTTCACATGCAGCTGTGTGCAACTTTTTTAGCTGTTCATATTCATCTTCGTATACAATATGACGTCCGTCTTCAGACTCTCTATTCTTAAGACCACTGTAGTAGTCATACATCTCGTCAACGAGTTTATGTGCCATTTGAGTTGCCATTTTTGAAGTTAAAAAGAAATTATATTTTTAAATCCGTTTTACTACTTAAATAGGTTACGTACGACATCTGGATATGCAGTCACATAGTCACGAGACCACTTAGGTGCCGACTTAAATGGGGCACGAGTCAACATCTCATCCCTTACCTTAGCATCCATTTCTGGTGTTCTCTGAATTACTTCTTTAGGAGCCGATGGAACTGGAAATGCCACTGTATAAGATGAGCAATATGCATCAATTCCCAATCTGGCTAGATGGTGCATCTCGTGCATCGTTCGATCAAATGATTTGGCTGTATGCGTATACTTCATGTTATGACCAATTAGATCAAGACGTGAATCTGACAACAGACTATAATCATTTGGTCCTAGTTGATCATTGTGACTTAGCCACTCCCAAAGTTGTAGATTATCAATTGTTTGCTCTGCATCCTGAAACATCTTATTCTCCTCTTCACTCATGCCAAGTGCACAATAGTTGAGAGGCATCTTTTGAACAAAAAAAGAAATCATAATTTAGAATCCGTTTTCTAGTCATCCTTGTATAGTTTACCCCCATCAAAGATGAAGACATTATCAATATCATTGATATCGTCCATTTCAATTTCAACTGCATACGCACGACCCTTGATCATAACACTTGTATGCCAAACCTTATACGGATTCTCACGGTATTTGTGAGTCGTGACAACTGACTTTGCTGTATTCTGAATCTCCTTTAGGAGCTCGGGAGCTAGAAACACATATGAATTGTGATCTACTACATTCTCCCAATGGTTCGGTGCAAACTGATCTACGCCGTTTCCAACTAGAAAGTGATCTGGCACTCCGCCATAATCATCATAGTCTGTACAAGGCGGGATAATACCCTTCTCCTTGTCCCAGAACCACAGGTCCTGGTTGCGATATCCCTGACCTAGCCAGTGGAACCCTTGTCCATGCCTCGGCTTAAATAGCCCCGCATCAATCAATCTCATGATCCATTTCTTCTGATCAACATCGCCTAGTTCGTTCCACGTCGGCACTGTCTTAGGCGTCTCTTGAATTGTCTTTCGATCTGCATACATAATATCTAGTACTTCATCCTCTTCGCCATCATTTCCAAGTGCTTCGAGCTTCTTATAGCGATTCATGATCGCGGTAGTGATAGTCTCAATGTTCTTCTCAACATCATTATTGATGAGCTGCGTTAGCATATCCTCAGTGATGGTGTTAGGCTCAGTATAGTACGGCATTTTGAACTGTTTTGGTGTTAAGTTAAAAACAATTTTGGAATCCGTTTTACTAGTAATCGTAATACTGTCTATTTTCGTAGTTTGTCTTGATACCAGCATGGCCAAATCCACCCATTTCATAGGTTAACGTCTTGGGATCAGTTGTACCAGAAGCAAAGAACTTTTCAATAGTAGGTTGCATGTTCGCAACATCGGCTCCACTTGTGTTAATCGGGATCATGACCTGAGTCACTGCATTCTTAAAGTATACAATGCTTCCAACGCAAATCCATCCACGATCTTCAAGAGTATTAATCTTTTCAGCGAGTTCATTCAGAACAGTCTCCTGCGTAGAATCATGCTTCATGACTGCAGTCACAATAGTGTACGGCATTTTATCCTTTTTAGTATCGTAATAAAAAGATGAATACAAATTCGTTTTTAACACTTAAACATGGTAACATCCATCTACACGACTGTATCCAATAGAACCCTTTGTATTTTCTACAAATATAAGCTCCTTGGGCTGTGTTGTGCCTTTTGATTCGTGTTTTTTAATTGCAGGCATCATTGCCAACAAATTTTCATCAGTTGTATCTCTGGGAATCATAGTTTGAGTAACAGCGTTCTTGAAGTATACAATCTCTCCAAAACAAACCCAACCATGTGCTTCTTCAAAAGCAATTCTCGCACGCAATCTATTTAGGACATCCTGTTGCGTGAAATTAGTCTCCATTGCAACGACTTCAGTAAGCCACGGCATTTTTTGAGTTTGATCGTATTTATTATGTAAAAATTCGTTTTAATGAAAAAGGGTTTTATAGGAAACCCATGTAAAACCTGTATTGGTACACTCTCTCAATGCACACCTCTATGTAGAGGATTTAATGCGCCATCTGCGCCATCAGCTCCTTGCGCACGCTGGCCGCCATCTTGGCTCCCTCCATGTGCGTGATAATCTTGTAGACGAGATTCGACACGAATGCACCATGGTTTCGCATAAGCGATTCGATCTTCTCCGTCAACTCCTGACGGACCTTCTTGGCCTCTTCGCGGCCCGCAGTTGTCTTGACCATATGCCTCAGCACATAATCCCACTCCTTGCTTACACCCGTCCAGGGGTGAATGATCAGCTCGTTTCTCGCGCGAGCTGCCTCAAGCCCCTTGAGCTCCACCCGCATCTCGCGAGCCAGATTTGCCTTGATCTGCACGTCAAGCAGCTTGTCGCTGCTCAAAATGTTTCCGATCATGACCCACTTAGAAATTGCCCAGATGTCCGTCGTAGGACGGCAGAGCATAATGCACAGCTGCGTGTACAGCGGCAGGTCGTCGATGTTGATGTCTGACATTTTTTCTTGTGTTGTGTTGTTAACATCTCATTTGCTCCAATAAAAAATATCCGTTTTGCGATCACCAATTACGTCTACGAGTCTCTTCGAGACGCTTAATTGCATTATGAAGATGTTCAGTCAACTCGCGATTAATAAATCCAATAACTTGGACCATCATCTTGTCATCTGAATAGGATGCAAAGCGTGAACGACAGTCAAGATCAGCTCGAAGTCCTACATTCTCAAAACATAGACACGCGAACCGATCAACAACTCGACTGTACGGTACAATTTCATAAGACTTAACAGTATTATGAATGAATACAACTACTGCATAAGGCTCCATTTTGTAACAAAAAATACTAATTGATGGCCAATCCGTTTTTTACATAGTCGCATTCCTTTTTCGTAGCAACAGTGTTCGAAACCATCGATCAAACCACGTGATACACTCGTTATAACGTACTCTATTTTCAATTGGTTTCTTGATGGCCACTGCTAAGCATAGTGTACATGCGTCTGCAGCATCAACTGGACACGTTCCACAGCTTTCAGATGGTTTAATGTATTGACATAGGTCCCCAAACGCAGTGAACTCATCACCATTCTCCTCTTCGTATGTCCTAGCAGGAATACGAATTCGCAGCTGCGTCGTCGCCATTTTATAGACGTATTTTAATCTAATAAAAGAATACGTTTTCAAATCTTACTGAGTATGAAATAAAACGCTGTGAAATAGATAATCATTGCCATAATAACAACATACATGTCTCGCACAACCTCTCGCCGATGACTAGATGCCAACTCATCATCCATTGGATAATACTTTCCGTGATCAAATGCGTCCATTTTTGTACTCAAATAAAAAACTACTTTAAAATTCGTTTTCATCTAATCCTCTTCTTCGTCATCTTCCGTTACATCAGATACATCATCTGCAAGAGATGGATCACGAACATATTCAAGTCCACGACTCCAGCGGTTTTCTGACCAATTTCTCTCCATAGGCATACTTTTCTTAATGATTGAGTACGCAGCCTTATCCTTGCGGCATCGAACAATATAGTCGACCCACATTTGAGAATCTTTCTCCCAATCGATATCCGGCTGAAACAGATTGAACAGAATATATCCAATATAAGTTCCAACCGGCCATTGTTTCTTCAATTCAATCTTGCCAATCGGATATTCTTTATCGGCGCGTTGAAATACATCAATGAGCTTATCAAGACGCTGATTTACTTCAACATCATTGTATTTTTTATTAAGATGCGGTCCAATTAGATTGTACGTTGTAACAATAAGATCACCATTCTCCAGAGCTAGTCCGCTAGCAATTGCAACTGCATTTGTAAGGTACGTGAAGCTTTTATTGTCTCCACCTGTCTCAGTTAAATTTGTAGGCAGAGCCCAAATAGTTCTGCATCGTGAATCTGTCAAAATTCTCTTTGCAAGTCGAACAATTGAAGTATTACTACATGCATTGAATCGCTGACCATTTGTCAACGGCTTTCCATCCTGTAGACGCTGAAACAAACACATTCTGTCGTTGTAGCTGACATTTTCAATTGTATAAATTGTGAACATGTAATTCTTGATTTTTTCCTTCTTATCTGCAGATAGATCTTCAAATTTGCCAGTCACATTGCTAGGCCATTTCTTCCAATTCTTTACAGTGACTTCATTTTCTTCAGGATGCATATACCCTTTAACGGTCATCCATCGCTGTTGTCCATCTTCGATCCACTTCTTCAACTTTCCACCACTGACTTCTTGATAGAAGAACAGAGCATGTGTTGGCAGACCACTCAAAATTGTCTCAATAAAAGCCGCAGCTCGCATTCCATCCCAAACGTAGGGACGCTGATGCTCGGGGATATCAATTGATTCATCGCCATCAATGTCTCGAACGGAACGAATTGTTACGTTATAAGGCATTTTGTTGAAATAAAAAAGTTTAAAATGTGTGAATTCGTTTTTATAGAAATAGATGAAGGTGCTCTCTTACATGCTTTCGCTTTAGATATCCTTGTTTGTGTAGATGTATTAGAGGCAAATCATAATTCTTTGTTTTCAATGTATGACAGTTTGAGCATAATACCTGCAAATTACAAAGTCTATTAATACAGTAAATTGACTTGGGAAGAATGTGATCAATTTCTAGAGCATCGACAACATTGTAATCACATGGAAGTCCCGGAACACTTCCTGCACACTTGTTATCATAATTTCTCAAAACAATCCTCCTGATAGGACTTGGAATTCTGGCACTTGCGTTAACTCTCGGAGGAACGCGAATCAGCTTCATAATCTTTGAAATACGACGGCAACTCATTGAAAAATACAGTTGTATGTTTCAGTGATTCGTTTTTGATTTAGTTAGGGTGTTAAAGTTAATTTACATACCGCCAAGAGCCTTCCACACCATCTTGTGCGTTAGACCCCACACAACGGCAAAAACAACGGCGTGCGTTAGGGCAACCGTAGTACGCGAACCTCCAGCCGGGAGGGAAACAAGAACGCCCGGAGTTAGAGCAAAGAACAGCAGACCAGCGAATAAAGCCATCTTCCACATTTTTACTTATATGTACAGAAAAAGCAAAAACCCCCCTTGGGTTTTGTTTTTTGTTTTTTAAGTCCTAGTTTTACAGGGAGTCGAAATCCTCCATGGGATCATACAGATGGAAGTCCTCTTCCATGTAGTCCATCGTCTTCTGGCCCAGCGGGTTGAGAAGAGCCTCGCGCTCCTTCTTGCACTCGTCCCGGTACGCCTTCTCTTCGGGCGTCTGGAACATGTCGCGCCACAGCTTATCAGCAAGCTTCTGTGCGAACGTAGGGTTCTCCACACCCTTCAGCGTGGGGTGGATGATGTCGTTAAGCTCTTGCAGAACGTAAAGATCCGGCTTGTAGAACAGGCGGACCTCCGTCTTGGTGTTGAACTTCACCGAGTACTTCGCCATTTTGTGATCGGACTTCACGACGAAGGCTTTGTGGGCACAGTGTGTATGTCAGATCGATTACTGTCCATTTATCTGATTTTTATAAATCCGTTTCGCTCATCAAAAACTGATTTTCACACTATAGAACATAACACTCTCATAAATGAGCTGGGGATATCACCTAATTGTAAATTCTGCAGGATGCCTACCTCAATCAATTCGTTGCTCAAATAACATCTATCAGTTCACCAAACGTCTTGTAACTAAAATTGACATGGTTGCATATGGAGAGCCTCAAATTGTAATGTTTGGAACGGGAAATAAAAAGGGGTATACTCTAGTTCAGCTGATCGAAACGTCAAACATTACTGCTCACTTTGTAGAGGAAACGAACGATCTGTATCTAGATGTATTCAGTTGTAAGCCGTTTTATCCCGTCGATGTTATGGACGTAATTAAGAATTCATTTGACCCGAAGCACAGTGAAACTAAGTTCATTGTGCGCCAAGCTCGTCTACAGTAAAAAAAGAACTACACCTCTCGTGTATGAAGAATAAACTTTCTATTTACTTCTTGCTATTTTTGGTTTTTATTTTAGGAAATCGTGTTAATCTCCGCCAGAGTATTCTCCAGCAACGACTTAATTCGCTGCTGGAGAAGCTTGTTATAGGCGATCGCGCGTAGGAAGTCAGTTCGATCCTGCTTGTTTTGAAGCCGCTTCTTAGCGATCTCGTCAATCTGCTCCTTGGTCATCGAAACCTTTGCAATCTCGCGTGCAACCTTGTCGGCTAACTTGAAGCCCGGCACCGCACAATGAATTGTCGAGTCCAGGATCGCCAAGTACCCCTTAAGGGTATCAATCGAGCGCTGTGCCCTCTGGTAGTTCTTAACCAGGCTATCGATCGGAAGGTCAGAAAGCTGTGCCACAGTTAGTGTCGGGTTTCCATTCTCATCCTCACCGAAGTCAATCTTGGCGATTCGCGTTGATTTCGACGCGCTCTCGCGGTCATCGCGGTACTCCACAGAAGGAAACGTTCCGGCCATGGTGTCTGTATTACCGACTATTAATTCCAATAAAAAAGATTCCGTTTTGCTAACGGCGTCGTATCTCGGATTGGATTGCTTCTCGCCGTAGCTTTAGCATTTCTCTGAATCTCCAATTATCATCATTGAACGCCAGTCGTCTAATGACTGGATCTTCTTTATGTAGATACGTTTGAACTTCCGATAGAACTGATAACAGATCCATTGGAGTATAGTTGCGATAGATTTCCTGAAAGTTGTTCTTTAGTTTTTGAACCTCATCGTTACGTAGCATACTCTTGGTTACAACTATATCATACAATATTCAGTTATTCGTTTTTAAGAAATTGTTTTGCTACTTTTAATGCTTGTGACGCATTTAATGGGGTTTTTAAAGATGTGAAACTATCAATCAGCGGTTTGTATTTTTCATAGTCTAGTTTATAAAGAATAACTGCCTGCAGTATAGTATTTCCAAACATAAATACATCGTATTTTCCTTTAAATATTTCTGTTAGTTCCTCTCGTGTATTATTCTTTACAACATCTGCAAACTCTTCAACAATACGTTTGTTATTTTGTTTGAATAAAGGAGCATCTCTTACGTTTTTATGTTTTGATAGTTTATATATGTTTTTAGATACAATTTGAGAATACCCAAGTGTATACCATTTAATAGGGCTTGTAAATATAGTTGTTCCAAATTCCTTATCACTATTGCTTAATTTTCCCCAATCAATGAGCTTGTATTTTTGAGAACAGCGTACAATGTTATCCAACTTGATGTCATTGTGTGAATATCCAGCTGTTTCTAGCTTGACTAAACTTGATAGAATGTCAACTACAAAACTTTTCATATCAATATCGTACACATTTGTACATTTTGTACCAAACACAACAAATAGCAACGGAGTTCCATTTACAACAACAATTGCACCAACAATTGATAGTTTACGAAATCCCTTTAGTGGATCAGATGTTAAGTAACGAGACGACATACGTCCATAAATTTTATTTACAGTTTTATTAAAATCAATTTCTTCGTCTAATTTACTTTGAAGTGTTTTCATACTAAATATTTTAGCTGGTTTAAACATTTTTGCAACTTTTCCAGTTGTCGAATGCAGAAACTGAATAAATTCATCGATATCCTCTTTAGTTTTTAATACAACAACGTCGCCACTTTCGAGTTCCAAGCGAATTTCAGAGACATTGTTTGTTTCCATCATTGTACACATAGACGCGCCTTCACTATCGCATCCAAGATCATACGTAACTCCTTGTACACCTTCGCCTAATAATGCTCCACCTTTAACAGCACGACGTGTCTGCCCCATTATATAGTTTGTGATTAAATAATCATTCATCAAAAATGAATAAATGGACTGTAAAAGATATTCTCAATTATATGCATGAAGAAAGTTTCTGGAATAACGTACGAACTTATTTCAAAAGCGAGCCGTCAAATACAGCATACAACGGTACATCTTATCAGGGCGCAATCAAGTTTCCTAGTTAAGGAATCACTTGATAATGCACTCAAAGAAATTAAAGAAACACAAAAAATGTTAGAATCAGCAATTACTCATCATCATCGTCTCCACAGTCCATAATAATATCACCATCTGAATCGTACTTCCAATCCATTTTAAAATGATCCAAATGGATCAGAAATAAATTCGTTTTTAATATATTGTGTAGGCGGTCTCGGAGGAAATGTTCCATCAAGCTGACCTTGAATTCGTCTATATGCAAGTAGTTGTTGTTCATTCAATTTGGATATCCGAGATCTTTTCAACACATCTGCTTTATAGCTAGATGTGTTGGAACGTCTATTAGTCGGAATCTTAATACGAAGTTGCATTTTGTTACTATTAAATGTTTATTCCTCAGAAGCACTTTCCGGGCACGGACCGTGTTTATCACTAGCTAGAACACAGTCACCCGAACCGCACTGCTTGTAACCAGGAGGGCACGGAGCACTTATACGTGTATCGGGATTACCAAAACCTTCTAGCATGGGACGAATGTATAAGTAAACATAGTAATTTACAACCGCAAATACTAGACCGTGAAGAAGAGCCTGTTCACGAAGAGAACCACCCGGCGGGATGCTAAAGTGTACACCAGGAACAAATAACATAAACAACACGACCTTTAGAAGGATAGCTACCCACATTTATTACTTACTCAGTTTTTGCTTTGGGAGCACCGGGTCCATATGTAGCATGTCCGGTCGGCACACAATCCTCGACACCAGTCTTTGACATGCCGAGTACATATCCATTGGGGCATACACCACCATAATTAGACATGCTCTCGCGGTAGGTCCAGTAATAGTGCATGACAAAGTGAGTGACTACGGCGAAAAGAACAGCATGAACAAGTAGAACAGTCGCCTTACTGCCACCCTTCGGTAGAGTTACGAGAACACCCGGAACAAAAGCTGCAAATAGAAGAACCGATAAGATAACTGCTACAAAGTCCATTTATATTTTACATATATGTTTTCTTTACCCAGTCGCGATCGGCGAGAAAACGCTTACTCTTGTTCTTGGACGTACGCTTGGTGTATGTGCCAACCGCCTGTAACTTACGGAACGTGGAAAGAGGGCCAAACTTCTTAACGGCCTTCTTGAGAGCAGAGTGACGAGCAGTTTTCGAACGCATCTCCGAATACCCTACCTTGCCAAGCGAACCTTCCTTTAGAGGACCAATGCCGGGACCATGTAAAGACGCCCACTTACCAGGCGCACCTACATCATGAATACGACGGGAATGAACGCGAACTGTCTTGCCACGGCGATGGGCCGTGTAAGCCTTACGCGTTATCTTACGACCACCGAGCATTGATTTACTACCGCATGCAGACATTTATTTAGTATGCGAGAGGAGTTTCTTGTTTGGGACAAGTATTACACGGCTTGGACGCTACTTTGATAGTAGACGAAACAGAATACGCATATACAATTGCAAGAAGAATCGGTATTATCCAAAGGTACCACATTTATTCTGAAAACGGATTTAATATCGAGTGCTACTACGAATTATAAAAGTACAGAATGGCGGCCTTCTCAGTAGACAAACTGCTCGATCTTCGTTCAGCTGTTTCGTACCGCGAGCATGCACTGAATATGAAGGTTATTGAAGATAATACACCTAAGGCGTTAAAGCATATCAAGCAGATCATCAACATGGATTCGATCTTTGAGAGGCTGAAACAGGTATGTACTACATATGAAAATCCGTGGGATCTCAAGATTGGGATTTATGGTTATAACGGACGCAAGAAGATGACTCACAACTCTCGAGTGACTCTCGATCATGTGATCGATCGCCCGGAGTTTCTCTATCTTCTTGACGAGATGTTCAATGGCGACCGCCCACTTGGCGGATATCGCTTCCGCGTTACGGTTCGTAACATGGAGGGATTCTACTACGGCTGGCGCGAGATCATGCTTCACTACTATGATAAGGGTGTTCCGCGCAACCTAATTCGGTCTGGTCCGAAGATCGCAGATGATCTTCCCGCTTCACCAGTTGAGGTGAATCCGGAGAATGATGACATGCCTCCACTGGATGATGAGGTTTCAATTCACGAAAACGATTGTCGTTGCGAGGACTGCTGCTATTCTAAGGGAATTGCATTTCAGATGGACGATGAGTCAGTTCACGGTGGTGGCTGCTCGTGTCGAAAGTGTCGGTCCGGCTACAACAACATGTAGCAAGTTTTAACACAAAACAAGTAAGGTTTTTAATGGGTATTCCTTTTTATTTTGTTAGCTTACTAAAGTCTCATGCAGGAATTGTAGATACAGTTAAAAAGAATTGTCCGCTTGAAGTTGATGTTTTGGGAATTGATTTTAATTGTTTAATTCATCGATATTTGAAAGAAGAGGATCCCGTTGGTTCCATTCTTACATCATTTGAATACATCATGACTCATATTTGCAAGGCTAAAAAGGTATTGGTAGCCATGGATGGATTAGTTCCGTATGCAAAAATTGTACAGCAACGGTATCGACGCATGCGAGCAAAGGATACTACTGAATCATTTGATCGTAATCAAATTTCACCTGGAACACCTTATATGAAGGATTTGGAATCTGGATTGCGGACACGGTTTCCTTTTGTAGATATTAGCTCAACACTTTTGCCTGGCGAAGGAGAACATAAGCTATTTTTGAGTTTGAAGAATATACAGGAAAGCGAACGTAAAACAGTTTGCATTTATGGTCTCGATGCTGATCTAATTCTTATTTGCTTGAAGCATTGTCACATGTCATCTAAAATGTCTCTACTTCGTGAAAGCTCAGAGTTCAATGATCCTAAACTAGCAAGTGCCGAATTTGCTAGTTTGAATATTCAAAAGCTGCTGACTCAAGTTCCTCTTCAAATTGATCAATATATTGCCCTCTCAATTATGTGTTTTGGTAATGATTTCATGCCTCATTTGGGAATATTTTCATTGCGTGAAGGTGGATATGAACGAGCACTGCAGTTCTATAAAGAATCAGGAAGTCCAAATTTGTTGACATTTGAAGGACGTTCTGACTTTTTGGAATATTGTGCTTCGAAAGAAATGGTAATTCTCAAAGATATGATTACACGTAGACGACGACCTGAAGAAAAGGCCGTTCTTGGAAAAGAACAATCAAACTTTTCTCGCAAGTATGGTCTACATGTACTTGATGGTGTTACCGATATGCAACCAGTTGTGGATGCATATTGGAAAACATTTCACTGGACACTTTCGTATTTTATGAATGGGATGCCTACGAATTGGTCTTGGTACTATCCATATCCTGAAGCACCTCTTATTACAGACATTATGAAATACGATGAATCGGAAGAAGTTTGTACATCAGATTTGAATTATTCTATCACAAATCAACTTCAGTTTATCCTGCCATCTAAGTCACTGCGAGATGCAAAAAAGATTCGAATCTTTAAAGATGAAGTATATACTGAAACACGAGCTCCGTGGTTAAAGCGTCATGAATGGGAAGTAGATCCGTATATTTCTCTCCCATGGAATCCTAGCGAGTCCCTAACCTCAGTCTCCCGTTTTTAAATCCGATGTGCATATTTGGATTGCTTACAAATAGAGGGATAGCAGGAGATGGCGAATAGTGTTTAGGATCCTGCATAATTGGCTGAGTAACATCTGCATCGGCTAAAAAAACAACTGTATTTACATCGGTTTCACGAGGAATCCAATACTGATCATTAATCTTTTTCATTTCACGAACAGATGCTAGTCGCATAAAACTCTCACCTGATTGTTCCTGTGACCAAATTCGTGTTAGGTATGTTAAATAACTCTGGCGATAGTTTGCTGGAGATGTAATTTTAACATTCGATTGAAATGTTTTTAAACAGTCGGCTATTGTTGGAAGTATAGGTTTATCTAAGCGTCTGTTTACTGTATTATGTGCTATACAAACAAATAGGAAAAAATCATACCGACTATTGAGCCAATTGGGATAAGCTTTCTTATACATGTTCACCATTGAAGAAAAATGTGTTTGACATTTCGGACATGTAATCGTCTCCTCAAAATGTTTTAAGTACTTTGTTACAATCTGTTTATCTACAGTCGTTGGATTTTCTGGATACAAACATGAAATAGAATGTAGTGTCATCCATCCGAGTGGCCCCCAAAAAGTCGTCATACTGACCGATTAATTATTAGACGGAAAGAAATCCAGCAATAGCTCCGCCTTCTACCATTTGACGAAGAATTGAAATAGGTGTACCAGCATTTTTCAGTAAGCCGCTTCGTTTGGCAATATCTTTGATTTTTTCATCGGAAAGCTTAGCAATCTTATGACGTAACGTCTTGCGATGGCGCTTAGAACCTTTATTTGTAAGAAGCCGGACCGTGTGCGTACGCATTGATTTTTTGACAGGGGGAGACTTTGATGGCTCTGACGTAGGCCTAACTTTTGCAGTTTTTAAAATACCTCTGTGAGGTACTTTCTTTTGAACCGAAACCTGACTTTCTAACTTCGTAATTACAACTTTCTCGGACATCTCTATTAAAAACGAATCAAGAATAGATTTACGGTTAAAATAGTTTAATCATATACGATGGACTGGGACTCTATTCAATCGTATTTCGAAATCGAAGGTATCTCGAAGCTAGTCGATCATCAAATCGAGTCGTTCGAAGACTTTATTCGCAACAAGATTCCTCTTGTTGTGGCGTCGACTCCTCATATTGTTGTCTGGCATGAACAGGATCCTGATACTAAGAAGTATAAGTACGAATTTCGTCTATCGTTCGAAAATATTACGTACATGAAGCCTCGTATTCAGGAAGCAACTGGACGTATTAAGCCAATGTTTCCACAGGAAGCTCGTATTCGTAATTTTACATACTCTGCACAGATGTTCTGCGATGTACGGTTCATTGCTAGAACTCACAGAACTCCGGAGCATTTTGATGAAGATGTAAAGGTATTCGAAGGAGTTTCGTTTGGAAAGATTCCCGTTATGTTGGGATCATCTCTCTGTTTGATGAAAGATTACCCTCTTAGCAAAGAGGATCTTGGTGAATGTCCTTATGATCCGTTCGGATACTTCATTATTCACGGAACGGAGCGAACAATTCTTTCTCAGGAAAAGGTCGCAGATAACCGTATGATGGTATTCTATAACAAGAAGGCATCATCAAAGTTCACGCACTCTGTTGAGATCAAGTCGATTCACGAATCGTTTACATCTCCGCCCAAAAAGCTCGAAATTCGTGTTCAAGGAAAGTTCAATGGACTTGGATATCCTCTAACTCTATGCCTTCCGCGTTTTCGCGAAGACATACCGCTGATGGTAATGTTTCGAGCACTTGGAGTAGAAACCGACGAAGAAATTGCAAATCTCATTTGGGATAAAAACAGTCAATATTCCGAAATGCTTGCTGCTTCTTTCAAAGAGTGTTCTGACTTGAAGATTTATAGTCGAACGGATGCAATCGAGTATCTTTCAAACCATCTACAGTACTCAACAACGCTAGAAGATAAATGCGCTTACGTACGATCTCTTCTTGAGACCGAATGTCTACCGCATGTAAAGTTTGGTGGCGAAAAAATTGAGAAGTCTGTAATCGAAGCTCGCAAGTGCGTAATGATTGCCACGATGGTACGACGTCTTATCCTGACAAACAAAGGTGTTCTGCCGCTTGACGATCGAGATGCGTATCCAAACAAGCGAATTGTAACAACTGGTGCTCTACTTACTCACCTGTTTCGTCAGCTTTTCCAGAAAGTATCAAAGGATATTCGTGGTAAGTTTGTTCAGGAAGTGAACAACGATTCATGGAAGCGAGGTGATGCACCTCGTCCTCTTGAAGTTCTAAATGTAAATAATCTCTATAAAATTCTGAAAGTTTCAACAATCGAAGGAAAACTAAAGCAGGCACTGGCAACTGGTAACTTTACCGTACAAGGTCTTGGAACGTCTAACTCGACTGCTCTTTCTAATGCAACAAAGGTTGGTGTTTCTCAAGTGCTCAATCGCCTATCATATTCTGCTACGATTAGCCATCTGCGTCGCATTCAGACTCCTATTGAGAAGTCAGGCAAACTCCTTGCTCCTCGTAAGCTACACGGTACGAGTTGGGGATACGTCTGCCCTGTTGAGACACCGGAGGGTCATTCAGTTGGTATTGTAAAAACAATCACAATGATGACTGCAATTACTCAACATACGCCATCAAATTTGGTGATTGCTTTGATGAAACAGATGGACACCATTGTATGGATTGATTCAGTCACGAAGGAATATGTTGGAACGCCGATTACACTAAATGGTGTAATTATTGCGTACACGTCAAATCCAGTAGATGTCAGTCAGAAACTACAACTTGCAAAACAACTGTTTCATCTTCACCCACACAGTAGCATTTCTTGGGATACAATGCAGAATAGTATTACGATTGAAACGGATGCTGGGCGATTTGCTCGTCCACTTTTCCGAGTTGTAAACGGTAAAATTATCAATCCACCTCCTAAGCCGTTTGTATGGAACGATTGGGTAAAAACGTGTATTGAGTTTGTAGATCCTCTGCAAAGTGAAACCGTTCGTATTGCAATGACTCCTGCTGATATTACCATTGGTCATACTCATTGCGAAATTCACCCTTCTCTCATTCTAGGGCATATGGCGGCTAGTATTCCATTCTCTGATCACAATCAGTCTCCGAGAAATACGTATCAGTCAGCTATGGGTAAGCAGTCGATTGGTATCTTCGCTCGTAACTATGCCAAACGTCTCGATAAGAACGGGTATATTCTATGCTCTCCTATGCGACCTTTCGTTGAGACTCGTATTCATAACATTCTCAAATCACATGAAATGCCTACTGGTGATAACATCATTGTTGCAATTGGAACGTATGGTGGATACAATCAGGAGGATTCAGTTATTCTGAACCGCAGTGCTGTAGCACGTGGTCTATTCCGATGCTTGTATTACACGATTTATAAAGACGAAGAGCATCGTAACATCACGTCTGGAAAGGAAGAACGATTTACGAAGCCGTCTCGCGAAACGACTCGTGGATATAAAAGTTCTTCAAAGTATGCTGTTCAGGAAAATGGTCTTCCGATCCTTCACACGCAAATCAATGAGAATGATGTAGTCATTGGAAAGGTAACTACGATCAAAAGTGATCCGAACGGATACGCATTTCGCGATTCATCAACTATGCATCGTAACTCGGAATCATGTCGCGTAGATGGAGTTTGGCAGGATAAGAACTCAGACGGATATCCATTCATCAAAGTACGAGTAGTCTCTGAACGTGTTCCGGAAGTAGGTGACAAGTTTAGTTCTCGTCACGGACAGAAGGGAACGTGTGGTATCATGTTGAACGAAGAGGATATGCCATACACAAAAGATGGTCTTCGCCCCGATCTGATCATGAATCCTCACGCTGTGCCTTCCCGTATGACGATTGCTCAGCTTATGGAAACGATGTTTGGAAAGATTTGTACACAGCGCGGAACCGTTGGTGATGGTACGCCGTATACTCACCTCAAGCAAAAAGAGCTACGTGAACATCTACTTGATTTGGGTCTCAGTTCGTATGGAAATGAGATTCTTTACAACGGAGAAACTGGTCAAATGATGAAATCAGAAATCTTTATGGGTCCTACATTCTACCAGCGTTTGAAGCACATGGTAATCGACAAGAAGCATTCTCGCAATCGTGGACCTATTGTATCACTGACTCGTCAGCCGTGTGAGGGACGTTCACGTGATGGTGGTCTTCGTGTAGGTGAGATGGAACGTGACTGTATGATTTCTCATGGTATTGCTAGTTTCACCAAGGAACGACTGATGGATGTATCAGATCCATTCTGTACTGGATTTTGCAAGTCATGTGGTAGTCTGGCAGTTGTAAACGAGAATGAAAAAATTTACCATTGTGGAGTTTGCAAGAGTCGTACATCATTCGAAATGAAGACAATTCCTTATGCTGTCAAACTTTGGAGTCAGGAACTTGAAGCTATGCATATTGTACCAAGAATGGTATTTGAGTAAAAAAAACTACCTTATTTAGCAACCTGTGCCTTCTGATAGAAACAACCCTCGCGGCTATTTTTTATTGGCGGTCCTTAGACCGGTGCCTCCTCAGAGGACTTTACTCGATGTCGCCCCAGTTTTCAACGTCGGAAAACATCAAGCGGTTGATCTTCTTCGGCGCTCCGGGCGCCTGCTTGACGACTGTAGCCCAGCTGGACTTCTTAGGCGTCTGCGGCACTGCTGCCGCTACGGTCTCAAAGACCGTGTTGAGCTCATCAATAAGCTCCTGCTCGGCGAAGAACTCCTCGGCCGCAGCCTGGATCTCCTCGTCGTGCTCCGCGTCCGCCAGTGCGAATGCGTCTTGCTCAGCCTCGTCGATCAGATCGACTTGATCGGCTGCGATCATCTTGTCAATTTCGGCCGATGCGGCCTCAATCGCTTGAAACTCCGCGACGCGGGTCTCGATCTCGTGAATGAAGCCACAGCGCACGTTGGCGGCAGTGATCTCCTCTACAGAGTGTCCGTGTGTGCAGCCCGGGTTAGTGCACCGCGAGCCGCCGAAGCAACCGCGGATGCCCTTGTACTTCTCGGTCTGCTTGGCCCTGAACTTCTCCATCTGCTCCGGCGTGTGCTCATACGTGCACTTGGTTCCGTAGCGGCAGTGCTCGCCGTTACGGCACATCTGCTTGTTGTTCGACATCTCGACTGTAGGCTGTGTAGGTGAGATGAAAGTTTGTACTCTTCAATATCTTTGACTTTTTGCAATCCGTTTCGCAATTTTAAAACAATCCACGTATAACAGATAGATATGTCTCTTGAAATTGTTATGGGTCCTATGTTTTCGGGAAAGACAACGTATGCAATTTCGTATCTTCAAAGACAACAGAGTATTGGTAAAACTGCAGTAATCATTAGACCAAATATTGATACTCGTTATTCAACGCAAGATGTCATTATGTCACATAATAAACAATCTCATCCATGTCTAGTTTGGAATGTAACTATTGGGTTATATGTTGCAAATGAGTTATTGACTGCTGACTGTATTCTTATCGAAGAAGCTCAATTTTTTACAGGGCTGGCTACGTTTGTAAAATCATTGTTGCTTGTTCATAAAAAACATGTACTAGTTGTTGGCCTAAATGGCGACGCAAATCAAAATGCATTTGGAGAAGTTTTGCAGTGTATACCAATTGCAACAAAAGTTACAACATTGACTGCGTTCTGTTCTGTATGTAAGGATGGAACACCTGCATATTACTCAAAGAAAACAACTAGTGATATGGTAGATGATCAGATAGATGTTGGTGGATCTGATAAGTATATTGTAGTCTGCTTAAAACATTTGTAACTTAATAATGGAGTATAAATACTTTATAGAGTTTTTAGGAGCACTTGTACTTGTATTTGCTCATGTATTTACTCATGGAAATCCATATGCAATGGGCATCACTACATTTGCTGTTTACATGATTGGTCAAACGGCACACACTGATCATTTTTCTCCTCTGACAACTACAGTGTCATATTTCTTAGGTAGAACGACACTAACAGAGTCATCATATGCTATTGCTGCTCAATATATTGCAGTTGGACTGATTATTGTAACCTTTCAGCCTCTCAAATCGTTTATAGAAAACGGATGAACATGACATGAAACTGAAATATACTAAAAATGAGCCTATATATCTATGTCGTTGATCCTGTTCTTCGTCAGATGCTATCTGAGCACCTAGCGAAGCGTCGTGTAACGGATTCTGGATGTGATCTAATGTGTCCTGATTGGGCTAACGATAAGCAGTTTGGAGCTGAAATGCGTCTCGGTGTTCACTGTGCAGCTCTGACGGAATCAGGTGATCCTGCTCCATACCTTCTTCTTGCTCGCTCATCCACGAGCCTCACACCTCTACGTATGTCAAATCAGATTGGACTTGCAGATATGGGATACCGCGGTGAACTAATTGCTCGTGTTGATGTACTTTATGGCGGATTGTACACCGTAACTCGTGGAACTCGTCTGTTCCAAATTGTACAGCAGAATTGGATGCCTTGGAAGAAGGTTGTTCTAGTGGATACACTAGATGATCTACCTGCCGCACCTGATAATCGCGGTTCTGGTGGTTTCGGGTCTACTGGAACGTAAGAAAACGGATAATAAATAATTTTTTTAATTGGATGTCAAAAGTCACCATGGATCTTTCTCGTTGCATCAATATGAGTGAAAAGGAATGCAAGTATATCCAGGATGGTATTCGCGCAGTTAATCTTGCGAGTGCAGATACAGGTAGAAACATGTGGGAAGTGATGAAGAGGGATCCCGATGATCCGGAGATTACAGGCGCAACGCGTGCCAACTACAATCGTCTCTTCGAAGAGAACGAGACTAAGCTAAACTGTCATTGGCGAGATCTGAATGGAAATTTGAAGGATGAATGGTCATTTCAAGCCCGCTACCCATCATTTGAAATGTGGGCTGAGGGACAAGCAACTGGATTCATGTTTACAAGTGATTCGGATTTCCTACTTATTGGAAACAAGATGAAACTTGTTGATAGTGGTTGTCGTTATGCAGAGACAATGCGTTCATTGCAGTATATTGCAAAGAATGGATTCGATGCGTACGTAGACCTGATGAATGGTGGCCCTAGATCGCCGCCGCGTGCAGCGACTCCAGTGCCTGGGGTGATGCCACTTATGGAAGTCCCCCCAGTTCACAATCGGGCAAATACAGGAGGCGCAATTCCTCGTCATGTGTGCATGTGTCGCAATCAGCAAGGGTTGATGGAAGGATGGTGTGGTGTTGCTAGTGGGGGAATTCCTGCTTGTGAGTATTGATAATTAAACATTTTTTTGTTATTCAGGTAAAAAGATTTATTACTTAAACGTGTAATGAACTAATTAAAACAAATGTACTTGTGGATCTTGATTGCAGGAGGAATCAATTCATTCATTGATGCCTGTGGTATTGGAGCCAATGATCTAGCCAACTCATTTGGAACCACGTTTGGCTCGAAGGTTTTGACCATGACGCAAATTGTCGGACTTGCATCCGTGTGCGAGTTCTCTGGAGCGATGCTTCTTGGGGCCCCAGTCACGAACACGCTTGCAGGAAGTATTTCCAATGTATCGTTCTTCAAGTCCCAGCCGTATGTTCTAATGTATGGAATGCTCTGTGCACTGGCCGCCTCGTCGACATGGCTCTACACTGCAACGTATCTTGGTCTACCTGTTTCAACCACACATAGTATTGTAGGCGGTATTATGGGCTTTTCACTTGTCTACAAGGGCCTAGATGGCGTGGTCTGGAATAAGGCAATCCCCGATTTTCCGTATGTGGCTGGATTTGTCCCAGTTGTAGTCTCGTGGATCTCGTCCCCAATTGTGACCGCTCTCATGTCAGCCGGGTTCTATTCGCTTATCAAGTACTTTGTCTTCAAGAGCACGCATGGTGTCTGGCGCTCAATCCACTTGCTGCCGTTTGTCGTCTTCGTGACCTTCTTTATCGAGTCGTTCTTCATTCTCTCCAAGGGGGCGGGATCCAAGATTACTTGGCCAATTGAGACGACGTCGTGGGTGTCAATCTGTGTTGCAACAGGTGCGGCTCTACTGTCTGCATCTACAATTCCATGGTTGACTCGTAAGGTCACTGAACTTACTGTTCTTCCCGAGACAATTGCAGAGTATGACCCAAGGGTTGAGTACACTTTCAAATATCTTCAAATTTTTACAAGTATTTGTACCTCTTTTGCGCATGGAGCCAATGACGTGAGCAATGCCGTGGGTCCGCTTGCAGCGATTTGGTACATCTACCAGAATAACGCAGTGGCCTCCAAGATTGAAGTTCCGCTGTGGATTCTTGGTCTAGGTGGAACCGGAATCGTTGTGGGATTGGCGACGTATGGAAAGAAGATCATGGAAGTCTTGGGTGAGAAGATCACCTTCATTTCCCCTGCCCGTGGTTTCTCAGCTGAACTCGCAACTGCATTGGTTGTATCATTCGCATCCAAATATGGCTTCCCAATCTCATCCACGCAGTGTATCACGGGTGCCGTCATTGGTATCAGTTTGTGTGACCATGATTTGAAGAACGTCAACTGGCGCATTATCGCTCGCATCTTCGTGTCGTGGATTGGAACCATTCTTATCACTGCATGCCTATCGGCTGCTATCTTTTCGCAGGGTGTGTATTCTCCAAATATCTAAACATTTTTTGTTATTCGAGTAAATGTGCTTGCTATCGAGCCATCTTTACACATAAATGAATTATAAAGCTTACAGTTATTTTTAATGTAAAAATTATATGCTTCGGTGTTTGAGTTTAAGACTTCAAGCCAAACACTGACATCTAACATGTCCAACATTTTTGTTGCAATTCCTTTATTTCGGTACTTTTCATCAACTCCTAGGTAGGATAGTTGGTACTTATGTATACCATTTGATGTGTGAGTTAAAAGTAAAAATCCTACGACTCGATTTCCATCAATCATTAAAATTGAATTACTATGGACTATTGTTTTCTTATAATATGGAATTTCTTCAGGATCAAAAATAGATGTAAATAATATATCAACAGCTGCTTGCCATTGCTTTGAAAAATATATACATATCATTTACATACTTTATTATATATATAAATAAGCCTTCTTAGCTCAGTTGGTAGAGCACCAGCTTTGTAAGCTGTAGGTCTTGGGTTCGATTCCCAAAGGAGGCAAGTAAAAAAACTAAACAGTAGTTTTACTTGCTCTCTTTCTCGATCCAGTGTTCTGTATCGGGATGCTTTTTATTCATAGCATATACCCAATCCTTAGCATTTTCGAGAGTTAGACAATACTCACCATGTCCCACATAGTTAGTCGCGATCACGCGCCATGCAATGCGATACATTTTTTACAGTAAATGTAAATTAAGTTAAAAGAATTCGTTTTTACACTAAATTGCGAATCAGAACAAGTGAAATTGCATCGTGTACAATTGCACCCCAGTATGCAGAATACCAGCTTGTCTTGAAACCAAAAATCATAGTTAAGATGACTACAATTGAACGCAAAAACGTGTTGACGAGGGGGTTCGACGTCGGAAAGAACCACACGTCCATTTATCTTCTCAAAATTTTTTCTTGCTGAATATCATAAACATAAAATGGGTGGTAAACAGTATTAAACTGCCACCAAGAGTGTTGCGAAAAGGCAATGCTAGTCCGGTAACATCAAGGGCAACACCGTCAAATTGCGGGAAACTCCTGTCAAATTACAACTACCACCCTTTATTCGAAAGAGTAAGTGCCGGAACCATAGGGAAACTTATGGGCATGGTAAAAAGGTTGTAAGTAGGGACAATCCGCAGCCAAGTTCGTCTGTCTAATTTTGACAACGAATGCTGTTCAGAGACTGAATGGCGGTGGGGAGAACTATAGTCTCCTTAAGATACAGTCCAACCACTCCGAAAGGAGGTTCTCAAGAGGAATTATACATTGTTGTTATCCAATGTATGAGGAGAGCTTGAGATTGTAGTGCATGAATGCTGGTCATGCACTACAAGGATTTTTGGGTTTAATGCAGCTTGTTTCGTATGGTGCTCAGGATATTTACATCAGCGGCAACCCGCAGATCACGTTCTGGAAGATCCTATACAAGCGTCACACGAACTTCGCCGTGGAGTCCATTGAGGTGACGTTCAACGGTCAGGCCGACTTCAACAAGCGTGTAACGGCTGTCATCAACCGTAACGCTGACCTAATGTACAAGACGTACGTGCAGGTCGTTCTCCCGCAGGTCAGCCTAACTGGTACCAGCTCTGGTACGCTAGGTGCGTCTTTCGGTGGTTTCCGCTGGCTCAATTACATCGGTCACCGTCTCCTCAAGCAGGTTGAGCTCGAGATCGGTGGCCAGCGCATTGACCGCCAGTACGGCGACTGGATGCAGATCTGGACCCAGCTCACGGTTGAGGCTGGCTCAGTTCGCGCCCTTGACTCAATCATCGGCAACACGCACGACCTAGTTCTCATGAAGCGTTCTGGTGGCCTCGCGCTTGATGCGACGTGCTCTGCCTCTGAGACGACGATCTCCTGCGTACCCCGCCAGGGCACCCCGGCGAAGACGCTCTACATCCCGCTCCAGTTCTGGTTCTGCCGTAACCCGGGTCTTGCTATCCCGCTCATCGCGCTCCAGTACCACGAGGTCCGTATCAACGTGGACTTTGAGACGTGGCAGAACTGCCAGTACGCCGAGACGACTGTTGGCAATGCTCAGCCTGCCCCGGCCCAGTCCCTCGCCGCTGCTTCCCTCTATGTTGACTATGTCTACCTAGACACGGAGGAGCGTCGCCGCTTTGCCCAGCAGAGCCACGAGTACCTCATCGAGCAGGTGCAGTACACGGGTGCCGAGAGCATCACGAGCTCAAGCAACAAGCTCCAGCTCAACTTCAATCACCCGGTCAAGGAGCTCCAGTGGGTCGTCCAGCGCGACTCATTCGTCGACTGCTCGAACCCCGCCTGGGTTGCGTCAGTTGGCGGCCCGCAGCCGTTCAACTACTCTGATGACTTCAGCACGGATGGCATCATCATGTCCCTCCTATCCCAGGCCAACGGTTCTGCCGGCAACGCTGCAACTGTGTCCAGCTCATCTGGCCAGATTGCGACGGCTGTTCTTGGTCAGGGTGTGACTGAGCAGTCCAGTCTCATTGGTGCTGATACGCAGGATATCACGGGTGCCGGTGAGTTCGAGTCTGGTGTCAACTACCTCCTCGCGAAGGTTGTGCTTGACTCTGGTATCCGCTGCGAGGGCAAGAACCCGGTTGAGGTTGCCAAGCTCCAGCTCAACGGCCAGGACCGCTTCACTGAGCGTGAGGGCGCGTACTTCGACAAGGTGCAGCCGTTCCAGCACCACTGCCGTACGCCGTCTACGGGTATCAACATCTACAGCTTTGCTCTCCGTCCGGAGGAGCACCAGCCGTCTGGCACGTGCAACTTCTCCCGTATCGACAAGGCTACGCTACAGCTCACGGTGTCCCTCAACACGGTTACGGGTGCCCGCACGGCCCAGGTCCGCGTCTATGCGCTCAACTACAACGTGCTCCGTGTAATGAGCGGCATGGGTGGTCTTGCTTACTCGAATTAGTAACATTTACAAAATGGATTTAAAGATACCCCATAGTATATTAATCATAATAAATGTCGATTGTAATTGAAGGTGAAACATTAACAAAGCTAGGAAGAAAACCCAATCCTTTAGTTTATAGAGAGCTAGAAGATTGCGTAGAATGTATTGCAAAATATAATGGAAATGACGTAAAATTCTTTATTGACAAGGATGATATTGAAAAGGTAAAAACAAGAAACTGGCATCTAGTCACAGATGGTAAGTATGTTGGTTCTGATATTAAAATTAATAATGTTCGAAAAGTACTTTATCTTCATAACTTTGTTATGAAAAATTTTGATTTTCCGGGAAGAGGAACAAAGCAATCTATTGACCATATTGATCGCAATGGGCTAAATAACCGTAAGCAAAATTTAAGACTTGCTACCCAAACAGAACAAAATGTAAACCAGAAGAAGAAACCACGTCAAGCAATTTTACCAGATGGAATATCTGAACTACCAAAACATGTTTACTACATTAAAGCAAATGGTAATCACGGCGATGGTTTTGCAGTAGAATTCAAAAAAGATAAGAAACGATTGTATTACGAACGTGTTAGATCAAAAGTATTGTCTTTACAAGAAAAACTTGATAAAATCAAAGCTCTACTTGAAGAGGGTTATACACAACATCCTGATTACAGACCTTGATTTGAAATAGGTTTTCAAAAGATTTGTGTTTTAAATACAAATGAATCTCGTATATTACACAGTTGGTTACAACTCCAAATATATCGACATGTTGGAGATATCAATAAATAGTCTACGAAGATATAACACAATTGACATATTAATTATTGCAGATACGTCTATGGTTTCCGAGTGTACAAAAAGATTCAAGAATGTTCAGATCGTCGCATGTGATGATTCGATCTCTGCAATGGATTCATCAATGAAAAAACTTCAAATATTTAAATACGACATTTCAAAATACGAAAAGGTACTTTTTATTGATTCAGACATATTTGTAGACATAAATTTAGACTCAATTTTTAGTAATATTACCACTAATAAACTATACTCATATGCCGAGCAAGGAAATGATTTATCTTGGCACACGCAAGTATATCATTCTTTACTTAATTACACACCCACTGATCTTGCATTTTTCAAAGATAACAAGATTTACGTATTGAATGCAGGTATTTTTGGGTTTTTAAATACACCCATCATGAAAGAACATTTTGACAATATTTTAGAATTAATTAAAAATCACACAGGAACCACTAATTATTGGTATGAACAGTCATTTATGAATGTATATTTCAACTTGCGTAATTTGACAGACTTAACTGTGATAAATAATTCTAACTATATAATGAATTTTGATTCAGTTCCAATCAAATTTAGTTGGAATTCTGCAAAATACAGAAATAAACTTGTTCATTTTTCGATACATCGATCCGCTGATATAAAACTCAGTGAAATGCGACGATGGGTCAGAAACATACTGATATAAAATTATTTTGAAATCTTAATGGCATACGAAATACATCCATCATTTGCTATTGCATGGATTACTTGATTACGTTGAGCACAGAGTTCATCTACAGCTTGTTTGACTCCGAAATCATATTTGGTTTTTGACTTTGAAAAATTTTGATCATAGTCGTGACCCATTATCCATCCATCTTGTTTGATTTTATTAAAAGATATTTCTAAATCTTTTTTACAGCCAGCGTACGAATGATCTGCATCAATATAAATCATATCAAAATAATTATCAGGAAAAGTTGACAGCACATTGCTACTGTATCCCTTCGCAAATTTTATTCCTGTATTTGATTTGAAATATGTAACTAGATTCAAATACTCTTTATCTAAATTACAGTATATAAAGTTATTTCCATCTTGATCTCCAGAACCAACAGTTCCAGAAAAATGATCTATGGCAAAAAATGTAGTGGGATTTATAATCGAAACCAACTGCTTCATAAAATCACCGCGAAACACACCTACTTCTGCCACAATAGAGCCCTGTGAAACTAGTTGTTTTATCATATCAACACGTGTGTCAAAGATTAGCATTTATTTACATCATGATATTCTAAATGGATGAACTGTCGTGTAAGTATGTGGGATCATTTGGACTATTGAAATCATGCGATAAACGAAGCCCAACACCTGTTTCTGATTTTGGAGGACTCAATCCTGTATGGTTTGCTAATGCAAATGACAACGATATATTTCATGTATGTCCACAGGCTTTGCCCAAATTTGTAAGCGAAGTATTGCCAACGTTAACAAAACCGTTTATTCTATTAACAAATAATTCTGATTTGACGATTCCATCTGACATATCATGTTCACTTGTATTGCTTATGAATCCTCTTCTGAAAAAATGGTTTGCACAAAATTGTGTATCTGATTATGAAAAATTAGTTCGCATTCCGATTGGTCTTGATTACCACTCACTTACACCATCACCAAGTCAATTTTCATGGTCACCTGTTCAACGTCATTCGTGGGGAATAAAAAAGATGCCGTCTATTCAAGAATCTGAGCTAATTGCAATTAGAAACTTAGCAGGAGTTCGTAGTTGCAAAGCATATGCAAATTTTCAATTTTTGATGACGACTCGTTATGGACAAGTCGACCGAGTTGATGCGTTTAAGACAATTCCTAAAGATTTAGTGTTTTACGAACCTGTAAAAACAACTCGCGATGTATGTTGGAAAAATATGGTGAAATACGCTTTTGTAGTATCTCCTCAAGGTAATGGTTTAGACTGCCATCGTACATGGGAAGCACTGTGTTTAGGATGTTATCCAATTGTGAAAACTTCGGGGTTAAATCCACTATTTGATGATCTACCTGTATGGATAGTTAACGAATGGACCGATATTACATCAGAGACAATGCAAGCGAAACTTGTAGAGTTCCAATCAAAAACATTCAAGCTAGAAAAACTTACACTAAAGTATTGGCAAGATGTAATACAGAATGCCAAACAATAAAACACAGCGTATTGGTTCTCGCCGAAAAGTGTTTAATGGAACGGCCGAGAAAACGAGTGGTGGCTTAACAAAAGATCACCTTATGAAGAACAGTGCAGGGCGAATTGTTTCCATAAAACGCCACACAACGATGAAGTCTCGATTTGCCGAGCAAGACCGCAAAACGAATAACGAACAATCAGAATAATTGGTATCAACAACATCTAAAATGGCGAACTTTACTCTCGGAGTACTGCTGGATGCCATCAAGAATGATGATCTGACTACCATCAGACAAAACATGGTGACCATTCTTAAGCGTGGATTTAACAAGGATACGCGAGTCGTCAAGATGATTGAGATGCGTATGCCAGATGAGGGAGACGATGATCCGCTCTATCTGCGAGACTTCTATGTAAATTTCCTTGGATAAAGGGTAATGAAAGACATAGTCGACGCATGGATCAAAAGTGTAAATTGGAAGATCGGAAAGTTTTCGATGCTTCCAATTTTTTTTGGTACTGTCATGGCGATTCTTGACATCTTCATGATGAGCAGTGTAAAGATGATAAACACAGGTACACTTTCATATGGTTTTGGGTTTCCGTTTGCAACTATAGTGTACGCTACTCAGCCTTACATCTTTCTAAAAGCGCTCAACTACGAAAACATGACGGTTGTTAACTTAATTTGGAACTTGATGAGTGATGTAATTGTCACGTTACAGGGTGTATTTGTATTTGGCGAATCAATTGCAGGATTACGTTGGCTGGCAGTTTGCATGAGTATTGTTTCACTAACACTTTTTGCGTATACCGATTCGTAATTTAAAGAATGGATGATTACTCAACTAACTAAGAATGCAAAACATTGTAGATAATAGATATACGGACAAAAATACATGCCATTCGTATCTTGATATTTATGAAACACTATTCTCACCTATTCGCGAGTCATGTACACGTATTCTAGAGGTAGGTGTTTTGCATGGTGGATCGGTTGATTTGTGGTCTAGATATTTTCCAAATGCGGAAGTTGTTGGCGTAGATCCAGCTCCTCAACTTTTTTATGATTTTTCATCAAATCATAGAGTATCGCTCTTTACACAGAATGCATATGATCCTGTCTTTATTGAAAGTTTAGGACATAACACGTTTGACATTGTAATTGACGACGGTCCCCATACGCATCAGTCAATGAAGGATTTTGCGTCTATGTGTTCAAAGCTTCTTAAACCTGGAGGAATTCTAGTAATCGAAGATATTCAGTCGTCTGATTGGATACCTTCAATTCTATCATGTCTTCCTGCAGATATGCAGAAGAATGTAGTTGTATATGATGTGCGTCATATCAAGGGTCGTTATGATGACATTCTAATCGTAGCTAGAAATGAACTCCCAAAGATGTAGATGCTGTTTTATAAATATAGTCATACATAGGGTGATCCCATGTATTTGGTATCATATCTTGCTTTTTAAATTCCTCAAACATCATATTGTATGAATATTCTCTTCCACGTGAATCCTTTTTTGTACATAGTAGATCTAATGCAGATCCTACGTCTAAAAAAATTCCATGTGGTAGTATTTTCGTTAATTCACAAATTAAAACTTTTGCACCCATCCCACAAGACGTTAGAACGATAAACGGTTCATCTTTTGCAATATTTTTAATTTTTATTATAATACTTTCCAGTTGCGTATCAAACCAGTTATAGAGTGGAACATGAATCATATAATCTATATTCAATAATGGCTTAGCTTTAATCATAAGGGGATTGCAAACCATAATCTTTTTTAATGGTGATAGTTTGATGGTTTTATATAATTTCATTTTAGCATAAAAAGAATCTGATTTTTCGTTGAGATCATTGTCAATCAACATGGTATGATATTTTGCCCATTTGATTTCTTTTGTAACAAACTGTTTCCAAAAATCAATAACAGACGTATCATGCCATAGTCCTAAGTATGCGTTTTCTGCAGTATCAACCATGTACACAAATGATTCTTTTAATTTAGTTCTTAATTTAGGTGTCATTGGATCACGATCACAGTTTTCATTGCCATTTCCACTAACACAACATGCTTCTCCATCACCATATTTTGAAAAGGAAACGGGTACATTCTTTTCAATACATTCAGTTAAATAGTTAGTAATTTCCATTAGTAAATCTTGACAATCGAAAACGAATATTTAAACACACAATTAAGTAAGCATAAAATAAATGGATCCTCCTCTTACACGACGTGAAACTAAAAAGACCGACAAAGAAAAGAAAGGCGGTCCTTACAGTTCAAAACATATTCGAAATGTAGAAAAAATTCAATCTGAAAAGCGTAAATCTCTAAAGACGAAGCAACGATGAGTGGGACACTTTCTGTGTTTTACGATTGTCACGAGCTTTGGTATAATGTCCAGTTGCAGTTTTACGACATGTTTTTCCACGATATGTCTTCTTACTACATCCACTTTTATAATACATTCCTCGCATTACATATCCTTTGAACGAAGGAAGCGTTGTGTGAAACTTAGGAGCTAAAAATTTTAAAAGCCCGTACATCCACTTCAAGTAAGTTTTTTTGCTTTGAAGTTCAACTGGATGACGTTTTACATATTGTTCAAACGAATAAAATGGAAATTCAACACTCAATTTTTCCATAAATACTCTCTGTCTAGCCATATCCTCTTGTTCAGGCTTATCCGGATAGTTGATCGCAATTGAAAATAAAAAATCACGACCAGGTATCTCAGTTGGTTTCAATTTCATGTAATGATCCTTGACAGATTCAAAGGAAGGATCTTCACCTGGATTGATCACATTCGGGTCATCCTTGCATTGAGACCGTAACTTATGATTCACCATGTTATGAATTTCATACAACCATCTTGCAGGATCACCTCGCAAATGATGTGTGTGAACAAACTCTGTAGTGCTAGCACGACAAAACTTACAGGGTAGAATATCTTTCATCTGAAGCAAAACATCTTCGGGATGTTTCGATTTGAACGCGATCAGATGAAATAATTGCCATCCAGAAGGACCCCAATAACGAGTGTCCATAACTACTTCTTACCGTGAAAAAGTTTCTAACTGTAATTGTAAAATGTCAGATCTACTCACACTTTCACTTGCCGTTTATATCGGTCTGACGTTCGTTGACTTCTTTAAGGCGTTATCTCGTGATCTAGTCACGCCGCTATTTGCCCCGCTATTCCCGGGCGCTCAGAAGTCAATCAGCACGTTCACAGTCCAGGCTGGTCCGTTTACTCTACCGGTTGGCGACGCGCTTGCTGCCACAGTCCACCTAGTAGTTGCTCTTTTCCTCGTAAGCCTAGTGCTTCCGTATATCCGTACATATGCTCCCCTAGTGTCTCGTAAGTAAAAAGTGGTGTTTATAAATAAGAATGTCAGATGGAACATGGAGTGGCTGGTTTGCTAGTAAATTTCAAGGTGTAAAAGATGCTGTAACACCCAAAGCTGCTCAGCCTCTTCTTTCCGATACAGCTGTTACAAAAGTCACTGGAGCTGCCCCTGAGGCCCCTAATACAAATATAACAGGCGGTCGCCGTCGCACGCGCAAGGCACGTAAGGGTCGCAAGACTCGCCGTGCTCACCGCAAGCATTAATTTAGACCAATTTGCATTTTAAATCTATACTATATGTAGAATGGATCTAATAAATATAATACAAGATTCAGTGGATACATCTGTAACTCTGAAACTATTTACATCGAGAAAATCCTCAGCGTATTGCCATATTTTTCATAGTAGTTACGCAAAGTTCCCATTGTCCCAACTAAAAACCGTAGATAATTTTAACACAAAGCGTCTTTCCAGCAATCCATATCCCAAAGAAGACCGTCCTAGAGGGCAAGCAGATTTGGATTCGGTTGTACACCATAGGCGAGTAATACGGGAACAAGGCGATACAGAGCCCATATGGATCGTATTGAAAAAGGGAACCTATACTTTGCTGGATGGTGCTCATCGCATTGTTGCTACCTATTTAGAACACAAACGAACTATTCCGGCATATATAGTTCATGCTGACGAATAAAGTGTCTATTTGAGATCCACATATGTCTAAATATCCAATTTGAAGTTCACCCAGCCTCCCTTTGGACATGCGCCATACAAACTCACAATACGCTTCTCCATGTCGAGAGGGGTCAACAAACGTTGATCACTCTCTTCCTTCCACTGCTTAAATACGCGTTTAAGTGTAGCCTTGTCAACACTAATAGGTTCTTCACCTTCCACCAGAGGAGAGATCTTCTCTGCAAGGAATCGTGCAATACCATCGTTCTCGTTACGATAATCAGATGTATATTCCATGACCTTTGCCGGTGCAGCAAGCTTACGCAGACCCTTCTCTTCCTTCAGAATTGTAACCATATAGTTCAGAAATGGAGTTGCCCAATCCTTTGAGTTAACTAGGTTCTGAATTGACTCATCAAGCGGAAACTCATTTGCCGCATGAGGCGTTACAACAAATTTCGATACAAAGTTGATTACCATCAGACGACGCCAAGTACCTCCATCTGTCGTATTGATCTTCGGCTTATCGTTACATGCAAGGTGAAACTTAGCAAGAACCTCAAACTCACAACCTGACTTGAACAGATCACGTGCATACATCTTCTCTCCAGATGTAATTTCCTTCATGAGTCCAGTGTTGAGTGCAATTGCCTCATCTGGTTCCTGCATGGTTACGAAACGACGACCCTTGAGACGAATGACTTCCGGAGCAGCTGAACCAGAACCCTTACGCTTCTGAG